TCTCCACCCTCGGAGTCCAGTGAGTCTAGGTCTGTGTCCATATCCGTTGCCATCGTGTCATCTGCGCCCATAGGGTCTGATTCCACTTCTTCTCCGGTCAATATTCTTACACCGTTGTCTAGCTCTTGTCTAGTTGTCGTCAAAGTGGCTTCCGCCTGTTCAATCGCTGGTTGGATTTTTTGTAGAAATGCGTCTGATTTCTCAGCACCCATCTCGTCTCTGATTCTGTCCGCCAACTCCAGCATGCCTTCTGTCTTCATTGATGCTAGGTCTTCCAGGAACGATGTGACCTTGTCCATCATGTCCTTGGCGGCCAATATTAATTCTGATTGCTCTTCAACCCCTTCTTTGGTCATTATCTTCTGTACCACTTTCTTCTCTTCTTGGTCCAGTGCCTGGCCCTTGTCTAGTTTGGCTTTGGCTGAAAGTGCCGTGTTCGCCACCTTGGTCATTGGGTCGTTCATGTTGCCACCGTACTCGGCCAATTTTCTCTCTGAGATCGCTCGGTTGATGATGTCTAGCATCATCTGGTTCTTCTGGTACTGGTCGTCCTTTAACTCCCTGCCGAAGTGCGTGTTCTGTGTGATCTCGTGGATCTTGGTCCTCACGTGATTGGCGTAGTCTTCCAGTTCCTCTTTGGTGAACTGTTTTAGATCCATGGTCTGGTTGAATCTTGATTCGAATTCTTTCAGCAGTGATTCTGTTGTGATCGGTTTTGTAAGTTCTAAGCTCTTCATACGTGTTTATTTATTATCTATGCGCCGAACGTGTCATTGAAAATGTGCTGTATCCTCGACTTACACTCGTCCGCTAGGCGGTTAGCGACGTCCAATCTGTCGTAGTAGATGTCCTCCTTGGCATCGTCCTTCTCCCGCTGTGCCTCCCGGATCATGCGCTTGGCGTTCTGTATGTCGAACAGTTGGCTCGCGAACTTGGTGTCCAGGTCCATTAGATTGGTGGGCACGTTCTTGCCATCCGCTAGGTGGTGTGCCACTAGTATGGCGGTCTGCTTGAGGTTTATATCATCGTGAATTATAGTGGCCTCCATCATGTCCGCTATGACGTACACGTATCGGGTGCCCGTGAGTTTCTTGGGCACGATGGCAATGTTGCCGATCAGGATGCCCTTGGAGAACTGTTTGGGTAGGTGTCGGAACGGTCGCTTGGCCTCTTCTTTCCGTGCGAGGTCCGCCAACTTGTTCTGTAGGCCATACGCCTCGATCTGTTTTACCAGTTCTGATCTATTTTTTGTTGCCATTCCGAACGATCCTTATCCGTCTATTTAAAGCATATTGGACGTCGGTGTCAAGTTTCTTCCTGACGAATATGGCCTTGTCGGCCAGGCGCTTGGCCCTGTCAGCGTCCTCGGGTGACAGTTGGTCACTCCTGAAGGACTCGTGTGAGTGTGACCTTATAAATTCCATGTCAGAGTCGGTCACGAAGACCTTTACCCGGGGTGCTATCTGTATGAACATGTGTGTTGCTGGATGTCTGTGTTTAGCCCGGCATCTTCATCAGGATTACCACCACTGTTGATAGTAAGCCCGCGACCACTGTGCCTGCCGTTGCTATGATTGTCTTGGTTGTTGACTTGTGACTGGTGCTCATGTCCTCGTTCATCTTGGCTAGTCTGATCTCGATCGCACTCAGCCTGTCGTGGAGTCCCTTGTACCTTTCGGAACATAGGTCCACGTGTGCTTCTAGGTTTGTCTTTTCTAAATCTGTTGTACTCATAAGTCTTATGTATTCTCTCAACTCCTGTTTGATCTCTCTGATCTCCGCTCCTATAGCCTGGAATTGCGCCTGTGTCATTGCCTGTGTAAGCCTTAAAAGTTTTTGTTCTTGTGCCTTAATGTATTGTTATTTATCGATCGGGCCCGCGTAAGAAAAGTATGTGTTTTTGGTCACGGGCGTCATGGTGTCGAATGTGCTCAGGGGGAAGGTCACGGTCTCCTTACAGAAAGAAAGTATGGGCACTTGATGGAAGTCCTCTGTGAGTTGTGCCACGGGATCCTGCTCGTCTCCATACACCCCCGACTGCTCCGTGAAGAACTGGAAGTGCCAGGTGGTCTGCTTTCCCTCGTAGAACGATCCAAAGATGTGGTTCTTCAGGCTCTGTATCTCGATACGCTGTGGTGGCAGTTCCCAGGTGATGTTACCCCTCATCTGTAGCAGTTGTATCATGGTGTTGAAGTTTGAGTTCTGATTGCGGGCTATGGCCAACGAGTGCTTGTCATGTATGACATCACCCGACTCGGTTTTGAACGGGAATGACTGTCGGAGGTTGCCGTTGTCCGTGATGTCCACCAAGGTATGTACTCTGTACTCGTGCATGATGATATTTACGTCACAAAAAAAGGGCGAACCTAATTAAAGATCCGCCCTTTTGGTAAAGTGTTACCTTACGGTAGACTATTAACTTACAGCCGCCGCAGTCAAGATACCAAGTTTGGTTTCTGTAACTGTAGCACTTGTGATGTCAGCCTGGATGTTAGGGTAAGCCGCTGAAGACTCATCTAACGCTCTGATAGCCGTTTGTAAAGCCGCTAAAGTTGTAGTGGCTGACAATTCGTCTAATTGGTCCGCTCTAACCATGAAAGTTTTCTGTGTTCCAGAGTCAGTTAATGGACCTTCTGCTAAGATAGTCACGTATTGGTTGATTGTGTTTCTCACAAGATCGATACCAGCAGTTGTTGAACCAGATGATACATCACCTGTCTCAGACGCCATAGTGTTGATAAAGTCTACTGTGAAGAACTTTACATCTACTGAACCAACTTCGTAGTTTTGGTTTAGTGAGAAGTTATTTTTTGATATTGCCATTTTTAATCCTCCTTTTTATCTGATTTAAATGACTATGATGCCGCTCAGGCATCAAGTTAAATGTATTTATGGATCTGTTTGGTAAATTATGCTGTAATATTAAGGTTTAAGCCAAACTTCGTCACTTTTGGTGCGTATCTTGAGTTTATAACCCAACTTTTTCAACGTATCCTCGGCCACACGCACTATGCCGGGTCTTTTTGATCTTTTCATTTCTATGTTGATCACTGGTAGGTTCTGTGCTATGGTCTCCTGTGCGCCCTTGACCAACAGGTCCTCGTAGCCGTCCACGTCTATCTTGATGAAGTCTATGTCCACCAACTCGAAACTGTCCAGCGTCCGGATCTGTATGTCTCCGGGTGTGCGATCCAACATCTGTGCCAGGGGTTGCGTGAACGTGGCGGTGTGTTCGGAGTCACCCAGACCCACCTCGTGTAGCACCGCATTTTGATCTGCGGGTGTGTTCTTCCGCCAGCACTCTATGAATACGGGGTTGGGTTCGAAGCAGTGTACCTGCTCGAAGTCCTGCATCAGGTACCTCGTCCACATGCCCACGTTGGCACCCGCGTCAACACAGCCACGCCATGACTTGATGTGTTTGTAGGCCTCACGCCTCAGTTCTGATTGTCCGTCGCCCGCGTTCTCTATGAAAGTAGGTTTGGTGTGTTGGCCATTGTAGGCCACCCAGAAGTCATTGCCTGTTGGGTATGTCATTTTTTCCTCTTGCATTTCTTACAACGACAGTCTGGGCAATCCAGGCACTCGGTACAAGACTTGCCACAGTGCTGTTCACAGCCGCATTGTTCACAGATGTATTTGATCATGATTTCTCCAGGCACCTGTGGCAGTCACACACCTCACAATTCTCACAGTTGGGGCACCGGTCCTGTTCACAGTGTGGATCACAGTTGCACCTGTGGCATTTTTCCCTGGCCATTATAACTCCTTAAATTTCTTGAGTATGTCCGTGTTGGGCAGTTTGGCCTGTAGTTGCTGTTGTAGCCTGTGCAGTGTCTGTAGTTTCAGCCTAGATTCCAACTGGTTGTAGTTGGCCACTGATCGCCTGATGTTCCTGAGGTTGGCATCTGTTATGTTCAAGGCCCTCTCCAGTTGCGTGAGATTCCGATAGTGATCCTCCCATGTCCTCATGTACCTCCTCAATGCCATCACGGGCACCGGTTGCCTCTGCCTCATGGCCTGTGCCTGGTTCTTGTTCTTGAGCTTCTTGGTTATCTCCGGGTCTCCCGCCACTATAGCCAGCATGTTGGCTAGGTCGTTGTTGATCATCCTGACCTGGTCGAACGTGCCCTTGGCCATGGTCTGGTCCGCATATGATTTTGCGAATACTGCCGTATCCTTGTGTTGGCTCATGAGTGATAGTGCCAGGAAACTGAGGTAGATCCTCTCCGTTACCTCTGGGAAAGTGAACCTTTCCAGGTCACTATGACGTCTGATGACCTTGCCCTCAGATACATACTTAAGAAATGGTGTTAACATACTGGTATTTATAGTAGACTATGCAACGTAATTTTATACTGACAGACGTGATGAAGACTGGAGATCACCAGATGTACGAAAGTTTCATAAACTATCATACTATCTACGAACAATCATTCGAATGTACAGGCGAATATTACACCTTACACAACTTTGATCTGGAAAGTTATGACCGAAGATTTGCCTTTATTGACATGCGCATACATAATGATCGAATAATGGGGAATCAATCCTACAACGAGGATCTGAACAATAGATTGGAATTACTTCATCAGCAAGGTTTTTCCTTCATCATGGCCTGTCCGTGGGAATCCCGGGAAAATATCAATTCAGGAAAGTTTATTAGCAACAAAGTCATGCCGAGGGTCACCGTTCCATACCGTCATCTAACATGGACCGGAGGAGTCAGTTGGTTTTGGTTTTACATGTATCATAAGCACAAGAATCATTCTTTTAATTTTTCACATGACTCTGGAAAGAAACAATATGACTTCCTGTATCTTAATAAGGGTGCCAGGCCCCACAGGGTAAATCTTTATGAAAAATTACTATCAACTGGTGCTTTAGACAACAGCCTACACACGTTCATAGAGAGAAATCCCCCTAGGAGACTTGACAAGAAATATGAACTTCCTGGTATCGACCCGGAGCATTATCCACGATGGGGTAAGGATCAAGACATCTATGAGTTACCTTACAATGATACATCTTGTTCGTTGGTATCAGAAACCAACGATGTAGATTATGAGATATTCATGACTGAAAAAATTTGGAAACCGATAATTGCTCAACATCCTTTTATTGTACATGGAAATTATCTTTATCTACAGAAATTAAGGGAAATGGGTTTTAAAACCTTTAGCTCATATTTTGATGAGAGTTATGACCTAGAACGAGATCCTTCCAAGAGGATAGATAAGATAGTAAACACTTGCCAAGATCTACTCTCAAAAAATTGGCAGGACATCTATCTACAGACGCAAGCCTTGAGAAAACACAATTATGACACTTTCTTTGATGAAGGGAAACTGAGTCTCGAGATCAACAAGACGTTGGAACTATTTCTTGAATTTGCTGACAGCCGTTAGGTTACGTCTACTGAATCCTAACCTGTCCACCAACTTGACGGCACTGCCTGATTTGTCCACTGCGACGAATCCCTCTGGTTCCGTGACCTCTAGCCCACCATCGGTCTGCTGAAATGATCCTATGGCCATGGCCTGGTTCATCTTTCTCAGCACGAATGCTTTCATGGTCTGCACAGCCTTGTAGAACATCATCATGGCCTGTAGTGGCTTCTTGGCCCTGTTGAGGAATATGGGCATCTGTTTCATCTTGTCCTGTCTGAGAGCAAGTGCCCGTTGTGCCTTGAGTCCAGCCATCTGTTGTGTCATCCTGTCGTTATAAAAGTTTCTAAATCCCAGTAGGAACTTGTTGACATCTGTTGGCAGTTCGCCCTGTTTGACCATGGCGTTGATGTACATCTGGAACATGGGCACGAAGTCCTGGTTCTGTCCCAGCACACTGGCTAGGTTCCTCGGCACGTTGTTCAGCAGTGCCTCCAGTTTCTCTATGCCATTATAAAATTGTTTGGTCTCAGCGTCCGTGAACTTGGCCGACCCCGACACGTCCTTGTAGGTGGCGTTGTCAAAGAACACATCTGGCGATCGGGTGAATGAGTCAACATCCGCTCCAGCCTGTGCGTCCATGGTGGCCAGTGTGTCGCCCACGTATGTGGTGTGGAATATTATGCCCAACTTGGCCCTGTCTATCTGTCGGCCAAGGTCTGATTGCTCTGGCACAGCATAGGTGATGGTGTTGGGTGTGAACGTGAGGTTGGGCTTTCCGTCTATGTTCTTCCTTGTGATGTCCTCGTCTGTGAACAAGAGGTCTCCCTGATACACTCCGGTCATGCCCAGTTTCTTCAGGTGTACGAGACACTTCAACAGTTTCTGCCCCAGGTCATCCGTTCCATGATTGTTTGCTATGTCTTTCTTTGTGTAATTTACTTTGGCCGCCTTGGCGAAAACTGACTTGGTGCCCACGAAGAACTTGCCATTGTCTGGATTGATGCCACACACCACTGCTGGTGCTCCGTCCCACTTCACTGAAACCTTCACGGCCTCTGAGCTCGTGCCCTTGAGTGTGAGTAGCAGTCCTCTGAAGAATTCCACCACGGCACGTCCACCTTCATGGCCGTCTGTGATCACTATGTCCTCGATGTGTTCTAGGTGTGTCCTCTTGAATTCAGTAAGGACATCTTCTATCAACATGGCTAGTCCTCTTTGTATTCGCCGTCTCGTATCTTCAGCACGTTCTGTTTGATATCTCTGTTTTCTTTGATTCTAGCAACGCCTTTGCTGAATTTAGATGCGTCCATGTTCTTCAGTGCCGAATTGAATTTCTTTTCTAGTTTGAATGCGGTGTCCTGGTCAAAGTTTTCTCTGATGTAATGCATCAACCTTATGGCACTTTCTAGGATATGTGAAGCTCTACTTTCAACTACTTCTTCTTTGTCCCTTTTCAAGGGCATTGAGCTGAGTTCTTCTAATAGACTTCGTGTGTGTTTCTGCATATCTAAGGTATTTACTCTTTATTGTAGCATAATAAAAGCAAAAGTCTACTGTAATTTCTTGCGATAAACGAAGTATTTGCGTGAATTTGTGTCATCCCTGATGTCCAGCACCTGGAGATTGAACATCTCCGCCAACTTTATGATGAACGGCACGTTCCAACTGAAGAACTCGATCCATTGGGCCTCGGGCTTGTCGTGTTGTATTCCAGGATTGACCCTGAAGAACATGGTTCCGCCCTCCGCCAGTAGATTCACACATCGACCTACTTCCGCTATTATCTTATCTCTACTTCCAAAGTTCACTGAACCCAAACACAGTATCACATCAAACTTCTGATTGGTCTTGTAATTCATTGTGCTGACTTGTAGGTCTGCCCGATCGTTATAGGGATCTATCCCTATGAGATTGTTGATCTTGCCTTTGAATTCGTTGTAGCCACAGCCCACATCTAGCACCGCTCGTGGTCTCAGGTTATTGACCTCGTCCACCAATGCCAGTCCCGAGTACTTCCATTTCTTCATGTCGTTGTCCCAGTACTTGGAGAAATACCGGTGAAGGCAAGCGTCGTCTATCGATTCCACATACTGTTCCAGCGTCTCGCATCTGTCCACTTGTACACCAAACGTTTCCTTTATGTAGGGTTGGGTGATTCTGTCTAGATTGTTCTGGCTGTATGATAGTAATTGTGAAAATATTTTCTTGTTCATTTGTAGACGTATACCTTGATATCTTTCTGTTCGTAGTTGTGTATCCTACCTTTGGTGCTTGGAAAACTTACATCCAGGATCCTACATAGGTCCACATTATCTTTGATTCTGCTTATTCTTTCATTGTTGTTTTTTATGAATTGCATTATACACTTGTTTTCATCTTGGATGTGACTCCACATTTTTTCTAGGTCCTCGAAGTACTGATAGTTGGGATAGGTGATCGAGAACTCGCCACACAACTTCCACCACTCGAGGCATTCATAATCGTTCCTATAAACCATCACTATGGGATGGCCAGACTGTTTGAGGTCATCCAGATGATGTGCAAATGTGTGTGATTTGATTATGCGTCTACCTGTGCCTGAGAACGGTTTGTCCCAATCTGTCACATCAAACTCCATACCCGGATCCCAGTAGGCACCGATATGCATGAGCTGTTTGCGGCCTGGGGTATCAGCGTCATGCCAATAGGTCCTTTTTTCTGAATAGTCTGTGTGATCTATGTCCTCGGACCAGTAGATGTTTTTCACAACACTGCTCCACTTAGAGCCCGGAGCACCTGTCACTAGAATGTACATTCTTTAATATTACTTGTTGTCGCTGTGTATGTCAAGAGCGTGTTTGGAGTCCTTGCTGGTTCCTTCTATGAATTTCCAAGTCTTGTCTGTTGTCCTGCCCGTGAACTGTAGTATGTATCTTGTGTCCCAACCCATGTTGGCCGTTCCATGCGGGAAGTCCTGCCAGTGCCAACTGATGATGTCTCCGGCCTTCCAGTGAGTGTGTACCGCCGTGCCCTGGTGCCATATCTGTCCCATGCTCCAGTCGTTGAGGAACACCACGAACCTGTGCACCTTCTTGGGATCCACGTCGTAGTCCAGCTCGTCAAAACTGTTCTGCCTGTCAAGTCTGGCCGCGAAGTTGTCCATGTGCATGTGGAGAAGTTGGCCACAGACCTGTGAGTGCAGTTTGAGTTCATAGTCATACAGGCCAAGAAGTCCCTCTGCCAGCGCCACCGCCTTTGGGTCCGTGAACATGTTGGCCCTGCCGTATATCTTGGCTTCGGGGTCACCACCTGACCTGACGATGTCATACACCTCTTGGTCTATGCCATAGTTCTCTCCAACACTCTTGTTTCGTGTGGCCCAGTGGACGGCATTGTCCAGTGCCTTGTCTCCGTATGTGTCAATGAAGTAATCGCAGTCCATATCGACGTTGCCGTGGAACATCAATACGTCTTCAATGTTGTCCTTCCTGCTCCAGTCGAAATGATAGGACCCTCTTTCCAGTGCCCTCTTCTTCTCATAGTCCCAACGGCTCTTGCCGTATTCCAACTTCCTGCCTGTCTTGACTGCGTTGGCCTGGGAGTGTGCTTTTAATCTTTTGATCGCTTGATCGGAATCTTGTAGATCCTCATCTATCTTTTTTAATATGTCCTGTGAATAATCTTTGCTGTGTTCCATACTGATATTTAAGCCGTAAAAAAAAGGGCGATAAATTTACCGCCCTTTTCACTTTGTCTTAAGATTTGATTATGCGTAAACTTCCATCAACTTGGCACTTTCTTCTAGTGTGCCAGTCTTGCTTGAAGTGATTGCGAATAAGTCTCGTCTGAACTCGTTTACAACAGAGTTGATCTCGTCTTGAGCCTCTTGTGTTTCACAAAGTTTCTCAAGTTCCATTCTTCCGATTGAAGCGTGGAAAGTTTCATCTCTGGCGATCTTGGCGTATCTTGAAGAAAT